TGGCATTCTAACTCTTCTCTTTCGTGTTCCTTAACCGCTTTCTTTGTATTACTAATAAAAGAGAAGCTAACATCTTCAGTGCCTTTCTTTCTTGCCATTAAAACTCCAATTTTAACTGATTAACTTCCGTTTCAATTCTATGCTTTATTATCTCACAATATTCTTCTGATATTTCACAACCTATCCATTTCCTATTTGATTTCTCACACATTTTAGCAGTTGTTCCGCTTCCCATAAACGGGTCAAATATTAAATCGTTTTTGTTGCTCCAAGATAGTATATGGTCGGTTGCTAATTTTTCTGGGAATACAGCAGGATGTTTTTCTCTTGTTCCGCTTTCATGATACGTCCATATATTCATTCTACGACCAAATTCTTTTCTTGTTATAATCCTTTTAGGTTTTACAGAACCATCCTTAAATCTATGACCTTGCGATTCTTTTTTTTTACTTGGTTTTGTTTTATTTTTTCTATCTTTAATTGGATTAAATGTTTTAATTTTACCTTTACTTAAAATAAACATATATTCAAAATCTTGCCAATAAGACAAATTGCTGCCCGTAGCCCCTTGACCACCTTTTTGATAAATCATAGTATCATGCAAATTAAAACCTATTTCTTTAAAATATAATGCTTGTTTAAAACTTGTTCCAGTTTCACTTCCCTTAATTGTTGCGTCTCCAACTACCCAAACTACCACGCCACCAACTTTTGTTGTTCGATATAACTCTTTTGCTAATGCTTCAAAATCCCAAGAATATCCTTTATAATCTCGCAAATTATCATAAGGTGGACTTGTAACAGTTAAATCAAAAGTATTATCATTTACTGTATTTAGATATTTAACATTATCAAAGCAGAATAATTGACCGTTATCTGTTTTGTAATATGGTTTCATCTACCAACACTCAATACGGCTAATATCACGAAAAATGCGAGTTGGGAAGATACATAACCTTTTCTCATATTAAAACTCCAATTCAGTTTGAACGATATAATTTTCAATTCTACTTTTAGCAATATTAAAATAATCTTCATCTAACTCGATTCCGATGAAGTTAAAGTTTTCAAGTTTAGCACCTATTCCAGTTGAGCCACTTCCCATAAACGGGTCGAGGATAGTTCCGCCTTTCGGAGTTATAAGCCTGCATAGATAACTCATAAGTGCTATTGGTTTGACTGTGGGATGGTTGTTATTTCTCAATGTAGATCCTCTTTGAAAAGCATTATCTATTTCTTTATTTCTTCCATCATTTGTTTTCTTCTCTTCAAACCCTTCAAGCCCTTTATTCCGCTCACTTTTTGAAGCCTTCGCACAATAAAAAAAGCGGGAGGCAGAGCCAGAACCAGCGTCGGGGAGCTTAACCTCATCAGCAGAGTTCTTATTCATACCCCAACCATCTTGTTCGGGTTTAACACTTCGTTGTAATTTACGAGCCTTACCGCTACCATTACTATCAGGAAACAGCCCAACCACTTCATCACTTCCGTCGTGGATTAGGTTGGCAGGGAATCTGCCTTGAGTCTGTGGCTTACTTTCCCAGCCATTGTTAGGAGCATTAGGTGTGCTAGTGTCTTTGTTGTTTCCTTGTGTTCTTTCTAATTTATCTCCACTCCCAACCCTGCACCCATCAATATTTATTCCACCTGTCCCGTGTTTCAAAACATTTTGAGCCACCGTTTTTTCTTCGAGAGGTTTGCGGCAGAGAGTCCATAATTCCATAGCTGGTTTTAGAGCTGTTCCCCAGCCTTCGTATTTAGAGTTTCCTTTGGTATCAGTTGTTTCTCTTGTTGGAACTCCACCTTTTTCAGCAGTTCTTTCGCTTGATATTCCTCCACCTCTTTGGTCTGGAACTTGTCGTGTTCCCAATACTTCCCTCTCATTCCCTTGCAACTTATCAACCGCCTTACCAATATTGTGGCTCTTAGGAAATCCTGAACCATAAATCCAAGCAACAATATCCCGAATTTCAAATCCAGCATCTTCTAAATTAACTGCCATTCTATGTTGAGTCCTCGTTCCACAAGCTACTAAAGCGTGTCCACCTGCTTTCAAAACTCTTAGAGCTTCCTGCCAGACTTCAACTTTTGGAACGTTATAATCCCACTTTTTACCCATAAATGATATACCATAAGGTGGATCAACAACAATAGAGTCTACACTATTATCTTCTAATTTCTGCATTTCAACTAAGCAATCACCTTGTATTAATCTCATACTAATCCTCTGTGCCAAAACTATAATTCTCTTTATATAAAGTCAAGGAGATTCTTAAATGCTAAACGCATACATGATTAATATGAGATTAATAGGGGGAAAGATGAAGAAGATTATATTATGCGTATTGTTATCGTTTATGTTTGCAGTTGTTGTTCGCATATTTCGTGATATTAGTCGGATTGAGTGTTGGTAAATGAAACTAATATACGAAACAGATAACGGTCAGTTAAAATTGGAGTTTTAATGGCAAGAAAGAAAGGCACTGAAGATGTTAGCTTCTCTTTTATTAGTAATACAAAGAAAGCGGTTAAGGAACACGAAAGAGAAGAGTTAGAATGCCACAATGGATTATGTGCTGGTAAGTCAAGATGTGCAGTATATAAAGGAGATGAAGAAGGGATTCACAGAGTAAAAAGAAATCCTACCACATGTAGAATATATACCCCAAAGGAGACGGAATATGTCGGAAAGAATAAGCGATATTAATACTACATTCGTTGATGGTTTATGCTTAAATACTAGGTGTGATTCAAACTCTATATGTAATCATTACTCAGAAGATGCAACGTCAGAACAGCGAGATAGATTCATTGTAAATCCTTGTATACAATGCAACTCGTTTCTTGATAATAGAGAAAAGGAAGACCCAGTAGAAAACTCGGAGTTAGAAGCATATTAAAAACATAGGGAATAATATGGGATATAAAAAATGGAATAGATTTGTTAGAGATGGACTTGTTATCAATAAACAATCAAACACAAAATATGGGTTTAGCAAGATGTGTAAGCTATTTGGCAAAGAGTATATTGACTATATAAAAGCATCATGGGAAACAAATCAACTTTCGGCACAAGAGTTTATGGCAATAAATGGGGATATACCACAAAGCTTTATGGATAAATACATAGCTTAAATGCTAAACGCATACATGATCTACAATAAATACAGAGTCGCTGAAATTAAACTCGAAATAGGCTACCGCCACGAAGCTAGAACTTGGGCTAATAAACAATACAAGCTAGGCATATCTGTATTCATAGGGAGATACTCACCAAAATTCTGCAAGTGGAGATGGATCAGATACATTCCCAGAATGAAAATAAACTCGACACAGATAGGGGTTGCACAGCCTACTCCGTATCGATCTGTAAATAATACAATCGCCACGAGGTAAAAGGAGGCTCAATGAAGTACATAATAACAATACTATACATAACAATCATAACCCTACTTATAAAAAAACGCCACGAAGATAAACAAACCATACAACTCTTCAACGATGAATGCCAAGAACTATACAGGAAGTATTCAAATAAATAAACCCGTCTTGATACGTTTATTATATACAACATCCTTTTTAATCGCTCTCGTCATATATAAACCACCAATACAAACAACTGTTTAGCTTAATCACGCATAAACACACAGGAAAGACCAGTATCCTAACAATATTACCATGCACAATCGCTTTTAATGGATGTCTACCTACCAAATTTTACCTTGCCACGACTCCACACTCCCCATCCCAACTCACTGATAACAAAGAACTTATACCAGCAGCAATGACGCTACCAAAAAAATAAATACCCAAATGTTATTTCTGCAGCATTATAAATCTTATCCAATCAATAACGCAAACCAGCATCAGTAAAGGATTCAAACGAAAGCGAAGAAGGAAAACAAAGGAATCGGGGCAAAAAAAAAATTCGTGGTAGCTTCGCACTAAAGATTGGTTCAAAAACAAGCTCTCCCGCCCGATCTTTTAACAGATGAGAAAGTAGCAAGGATAGAAAGAAAAAAACATCACAGCACAACCATCGGAAGCTACGTGGCAATACAATAATATACACATACTATCATAAAGGAATGCAAAGCTCTGATAGTGTCCTTGATGAAAAATTGGGGAGATGCCAAGTTAGCAATTTTCGGTTTGGATTTCTACCCTTTGACATTGGTCCTGGACCGTGAACAAAGAAAAAAAAGGAACCAAAGAAAAAAAGATCTCCAGCTTGCATTTGTTCTGAGATATATATAAAAGATTTTTCTAGTAAATAGTTTTTGTTAGACAAAAAAGAATTGACATTTTTTTAATTAGATTCAGTTTTGGCAATATAAAAGGGGGCACAAAATGAAAAAGAGAACAGTTGCACAAGTTGCAAGAAAAGAATTTTGGAAGGGAGATCACATGAAAAAATATGAAGTTTTAGAAAAAAAAGATTTTTTAAAAATTCCTGATCACTGTAAATTTAAAAACTATTTACAGTTTACAAAAAAAGAAAATAGTAATTTTGAAATTGTAGATGATAAGTATATTAATTACTTATCAGAATTTGATGTCGGCGGCGGCGGTGGTAATAGTGAAAGTACCTCATTTGGCATTGGATCACTTCAGAAAACAATTGGCAATTCTAGTCAATTAGATTATAGTAAACGATCTATAAAAGAATTTCTTATAAAAGAATTTGATCTTACTGGAATTGAATTGGATAACAAAGTAGATTATTTATATCATTACTTAGCTGATCCACATGAATTGACAAACAAAGAAGTTTACACGGTTGACGGTCTAGTCAAGTTTACAGCTAAAGGCAAAAAAATCTATAACAAAGTTCCTGCATTAAAAAATTATAAATATAATTGCCTTGAGAATAACATTGAACATGCATTAAATATAGTTATTAGACTGCACAAATCATATACAAGTTACGGCGTAAATTTAAATGATTTACGTCAAGACTGTTACTTGTATTATTTACAAAGAAAAAAAAACCTACCTAAAAACTGGATCATTGCGAAAAATAAGTACTTTCAGAAAACTGGTAGAAAATTGACTTCATTAAAGTTTTTAGTGAATATTCTAAAAAGTTATTTTCGTAAACGAGTAAACGAATATTTGTATTGCTTTTATATTCCTTCAAAAATAAAAAACAAATTTCCAGAAAAAGCGAAAAACATTCAAATTAGAAGTTCAAAAAACTTATTTGATAATATGAAGTCAAATAATTTTGAAGGCAATAGAAATGCAATTTCACGCACTAGGCAAGCATCTATTTATCCTGTAGGGAGTGTAGAATATTTTTCTGAAGTCAAGAGCTGCAATGTGAAAGAATTAGAATATATCGATATTGGCAAAACTGATAAAATAATTTCTGATAGTGTTAGAATTTTGAAAAAAGAAATATACATTGATATATGGAATTTGAAATTGCAAGGTCTTAAACTTTCAGAAATTGCAAGCCAATTAAATTTATCGGTTCCTTTGATAAAAAAGCGGTCAATGATAATTAATATATTGTTTGACCAATATGGTTATTAATAGATATATAATAAAAGCATTTACAGGCAAGTTTTTTTGACTTGCCTGTTTTTTTATAACTTATTTTTTATAACTTATTAAAAAGCATGATTGACACCATAAAAAGCAATTTAATAGATATGTAATAAAAGCATTTACAGTTTACTCAATATATATTTAATAAACTATTTTAATTTAATTTTAAAATAAATAATAAACTTCATAACTTTTATCAAAAAAGCTGACAAGTATAGTTGACAGAGAAAAAAACAAACATATATTATTTGTAGTTAGTTTTTTAATTTATTTTTTTCTATTTTTAAAAACTAATTTTTTTGTTCGGTGTTTGCATTTCGTTCATTTGGAAGTTACACAAAGTGTAACGTGGAAGTTACGGAAAGTGTAACTTCCTTATACATAGAATACAGACATAGATTACAACAGAGATTATCACTTTATTCTATGTTTATATGTTATGACGATTATAGACGTGATATTAGTAATGTATCGGTTTGGAGGCACAAATTGATCGAGTCAGTGCAAAGAATCGGTGCATTATTAAGCTTACAACAATGTTAATACATTATGAGATTATAATCAGGTAGTAAAGTGATTCCCAGTGTATGAAGTTATTATCTTCATCTTAGTATGTTTACTTATGCTTTCGTTATCCCATGAGAGCATAAAAAAACAGATGGAGGTAGTTATGGGAAAGTTTATGGATGTTTTAGTAGGAGTCAATTCGATTGATGTTCCTGAGGTTATTTTTAATTATGGGAAAGTTGCTTACAAAGAATTATTCCAAGATTATGAATGTAATCTCGTGTTCAGCGGAAAGGTTGGTAGTGTTGCTTTATCTACAGAAAAAGCTTTAGAGTTATTTGAAGCAAATCCAGAAGGTTATGGTTTCAAGATTGAAAAAGTAGAAACTATTACTATTATGGGTCAATTTTGTTTGAAGGTAATTTCTAAAGAAATTTCTTTGGTTAATAAGCAAGTTTCTGGTCTTGACGTTAATGATCCTGATAATGATGATGCTTTTATGGCTGTAAGGCGTGAAGCTGGAAAGCTTAACAGTTATGGCGAAAAAATAAAAGCTCATTGTAAAGGTGTAGGTAATGCCTTGAAAGGTCATTTAATCAATCGTGGCAGAAACATTAGGATCGTTGGAACTAAAGATGGTGTAGTTGACATTTTTATCTCTGGTAATGAGATCAGCGAAACTAATAATGGAGATCATATTCTTCATGCTGTCAATTCCTGTGATCATGCTTTTGAAGTTAATAACAAAATTAGAGGACTTCAAGGAGCATCTGGAGCAATTAAGGAAACTCGTTATGCTTTTTTCCACGCAGAAGGTAATGATTTATACCTTTGGGAATCATGGTTTGAAAACGGTAAAGAGAAATTCAATGAAATTGAATACGGACCGTTAGTAGGAAAGTAAAATCCCCCACCTGAAAATTATGGCTGGTTATGAAAGCCAGCTATGGTTTTTGCCAAGTTTCGGTTATACGAGATTTAGCAAAGATTATTATAGGAGTGTGGATTATGACAAAATCTGAAAGAAAAGATTTAGATAAAGCTCTTAATTGACTTGAAAGAAAAGAGTTATTAAATGAAACATTATGCAATATGTTCGGAATTAAACCTGAAAGTTGCCACGCTGTATTTCCTAATGATAACAAAGACGGATTAGTATTTGCAACAGTAGGTTGTTATCATTTAGAAGTTAAAACAATAATTTAATTACAAAACATCATGGCAGATTAATACGATTAAAAACTGTGTTGAGTCGTTAATTGTCTGTTATGATATTTTTTTTGCTTAAAATAAGGAGTATCTTTATGAACAAAAAAACAACTATTTACTATTGGTTGAAAGGGAAAGTTAAGGAATTTAGAACTTTTTCTAATCACAATATGGCAATATCATTTTTACAAGCTATGTATTTGAATGAACAATGCGAAGCTTGTGGACTAATAAGATAAAAGGAGGTCGTATGAAAAAGATTATATTTGTATTTATCACATTATCACTATTATCAATGTTGTTAGCAGTACCAAAATTCAGTAGCTGGGATGGAGTAGCGTATTGCGTAAAGGATTATATGGATACAAATCTCCATAATCCTAAGAGCTTAAAAATTCAAAATGCTTATACCATAACATCTGTAAGTGGAGATTATATTCAACGAGTGACATATCGTGCAAAAAATGCATTTGGTGGACTCGTATTGGAAGATAATGTTTTCTTTATGAAGAGTGTTGCAGGTGGTTATAGTGTCTATGATGTATGGTCATATGAAGAATTTCTATCATTTATGCAATTGTTTGGGCAATAATCAGAAATCTGCTAAAAGTAGATATTGATAAAATAACACAAAAATAAGGAGGCGTTATATGGCAGGATTTACAGAGTTTTTCAAGAATCGTTTAGAAGAAACTGGAGATTATGAAACAGATGAAATTGACGATGTAGTTGATGATACAGTTAGCACAATGGAATACGATATGGAGAATGGAGATTCGTTAATGGTTGCATTTGGTAAAGCCTGCAGGGATTTATACATTGATCCTGATGGCATTGAGTCTTTTGTAGGATAATTAGTTGACAAAATAATAATGGTTCTCTAAAGATGGTTTTGTGTGTTGGGCGATGGTTTTGTTCCTAAAGCGTTCCCATTGCCTGATGCACAAAATAATGCTTTAGGAGGCTATTTGTGAACAATTTCAAAAACAAAAAAGGTAAAAAAATGAATCCATCTTATTATGCAATTATTCCAGCAAATGTTAGATATGATAAGAACATTACTCCAAATGCAAAATTACTATATGGAGAGATTACAGCATTATGCAATAAAGAGGGGCATTGTTGGGCTACAAACAAATATTTTTCTGATTTATATAATGTATCAATAGTATCTGTGTCTAAATGGATTACTCAATTAGTAAAAAATAAATATTTAATAAGAGAAATTATTTATAAAGAAAATACTAAACAAATTGATAAGAGGTATTTAAAAATTGTTGGTGAGGGTATTAAAGAAAAGTTAAATACCCCTATTAAAGAAAAGTTAAAAGATAATACTACAAGTTCTAATACTACAAAGAATAATACAAAATCACTCTATCCGTCAAAAACTACTAGATATAACAGTGGTAAGGACAGATTGGGAGAAGGATATTAAAAGGAGTTATTATATGGCAATTAGAAATGGAAGTTTTACACTAAGTAATACAGATTATCTTACTCTTATTACCGAATCTAATGCAAGGATTAAAGAAGTTAAATCTAAATATTTAATTACTGGAGTAACTATTATTGAACATGATGGTTCTTATTTTTCCATCATACAATATAAATGGAATTAATGGAGGTAATATGGCAAAAGTAGATTGTAAATTCAAAGAATTTTTCATTGATAGCTTAAAAATTGCTAATGAATATAACAGTAAAGAAGAAGTTGATGGTGTAGCTGATGATGCATTATCAACTATGGAATATGACATAGATAATGGAGATTCATTAAGTGAAGCATTTAGTAAAGCCTGCAGAGATTTGCATATTGACCCTGATGGCATTGAATCTTACATATAATGACAATAATTAATGTCCACGAGTTAAAAGTCCCAGAATTCATTGTTCAAGGTATATATCATGGAGATGTAACTGAGTTCAATGAGTATGAAGAAGAAGTATTAGGTAAGGCAATTAAGCATTTCAATAATCTCTGTATGGATAATGAGTTTTACATTATTTCAAAATACAATATAAGCAATAAAGAGTATATAGCGGTTGATGATATTCTTGAAGAGAAATGTATAGTTTGTGATATTAAAGTAATAGTTTATAAGAAATAATTAGAGCCGACAACAGGGTGACTTTAAAGAGTTCAATATGAACCAATCAAAAAAGGAAAATATTTATTATTAATTGATTAAATAGTTTTCTATTGATTCAGGAATTCCCGTGCCAAGTTGGCTCTATATTTATGGGGGGAATATGACAAAATTACCATCATTTACGAAAGAAGAACTTACTAATGAGCAAGAACAAATTGAGCAATCAGTAGCACGATTGTTCAAAAACGAAATGTTCAGGAAATTATCTGAAGAAGATAAAAAAGGCTTTATTCAATGGGCTGATGATAATAAAAAACAAGCAAATATCAATAAAGTTGGTAAGTATCATCCTATTATCATTGACCGATGGATAGAGTTAGGATTAATTACAAAGGAGTGAATTATGAAAGATAAAATGATTTGTAAGCCTAATGATAGAACAAAAGATTTCCATAAAGAAGATAAATTCAAAATATCACGAAACAAAGTCGGAGTTATTAAGTTTGTAACATTCAATAAGTCTTTAAATGAAACACAACTACGTGTTGTGGCAAAATAATTCTTGACATTTTCAATCAATATTTAATCTAAAGATAAATCATAGAAGTGTTTATGGGGGTGAAAGGTATCGATTTATGTTTGATGTTACCTTATGCATGTCGAGAGAAGTTGCTTATCTCGTTAAAAATAGTAACAAATTATAGTAACTGGCGAAGCTAGATTACTTAACGCTGCTTAAGCGTTCCCTTTGAATATTTGGCATCTTAATATTTATTAAAGGGCTGTTATAGATGATAATTCCTAATTGCTTGGAGTGAAACCATAAAGCAAGAACCTCTTATGCTTAGAGAAATGGCATCAGGCTTTTGTCGATTAATCTTCCTGCTAATAAATAATCGAATAAACATGTAGATTAAGATATTGATAATATAAAGACTCCGCTCTCGGATGCGGACACCTCCACCAATTTAATCGTTGCGTTGCGATTAGTGAGCAAGCCATATATGTTTAATGATTCCTCCCCGGAATTTATGTTATTAAACATTGGCTTGCTTTTTGTATTTAATAAAAAGGAGTAACTATGACTGAATATAAATTACCTAAAAAAGAAATTGAGTATCTCGATAAAATGATGCCTACTGTAATTGCTGATTTGAAAGATGGTAGACATTTTAGTGCCACGATTCAAAGTATACGTTCTGGTATATTAGTAAGTGAATGGAATGCCTATAAACAATATTACATAGATAAGAAGATAATTGATAAAAATAGTAATTTCATAAGCGATTTATAAGGAGGATTGCATGAAAAGAATGGATCATAGCAATAAAAAGAATTTCTTTCAAAACGTATTTAAGAAAGTGAATCCTTTCCAAACAAAAAAGAGAAAGGATAAAGTAAAAGAAGAAATCAACAAAGAAACAGATGAATTTATTGATGGCGAGATGGTGCAAAGTGGTCATGGCAATAGTGGCAAACGTAATAAGAAAACACCTACATATAGACAAAAAAGAGACAAACTCAATCGCATTAAGCGTAAATCAAGACGTAAAAATCTGAAAAGAGGTAAGTAATATGTGGAACAAAATTTGGATCTGGATTATATGTACTTTTTACGGACATGATACGCACACAATACATTCTCAACGAACAAAGTGGAATATGTTGTGGAAGTGTAATCGTTGTGGCAAAACTTCAACTAAAGCGTTTTAATAACAGCATAAACTAAGGAGTATGCTAAACTATTGCCTGTTGCCGGAATTTATTCAGGCTCGGACTCCTTGAACAAAAAAAATCCGAGTTCTTTTTTCATGGTGGCAGGCTCTTTTTTATACTTAGGAGGTATGATGAAAAAAAACAAAGATGAAGAGAAGATTCAATACACTAAAGAAGACATATTTATCTTTACGAAAACAAACTTTGAATATAGTAATGCAAAGATGCATCGTGAGGTTCGATTATTCTGCAGGACACTATGGTTCTGCCTAACAGTCAAAGAGCGGTTACGATTCATATTTACAGGTAACTATCGCAAATCTGTGATTAAAGCGTATGATGAGTTATTGTCGAAGAAAGATTTTGTTAATGAAGAAACTCTAATGCGTGAGATTGACCGATACTATGGAAGTGAGTTACGAGTTAGAATGATTACTTTATGCACAAACTTATTCTCTGAGATGTCACGTTTTTATAGGTTATTATTTGTAATTACAGGTATACATTATGTTCCATTGCAACAAACTAATAAACGTATGGTAAAACAACAGCAGAAGAAACAGAAAAAACAACAGAAACGAGTTAATCGAATAATAGCAAAACAAAATAAAGAAATTGCCAAGAAGAAGAAAAATAGTGCATAATGAGAGAGTGTGCGGCTTGATCGGAACGATCAAAGCTAAACACCTAATAAACCTAACGCTGACACCTATGTTATGCGTTGTAAAAAGTCCTGAATGGGCGAGGAGAAAGAAAAGATGGAAAATTATGAATCTATGTTGCACGATGAACAAGTTGGAATATTGAACGGAATATTGGCAGATGTAGTATTGTTGAAACTTAAAAACAAGGATAGTTCTCTAAAAATAACAAGAGGAGAAATATACAAGTTGAAACAACAATTACAAATTTTACCGAAATTAAGAAAAGCTTGTAATCATTATCCAGAAATAAAAAACAAAATAGTAATCCAATCAAAAAATCTTATGATCGGGATGTTAGACTAAGCTCATTTATGGCTTTTATTTCGCATAACTGCCAGTATGCTAGGCATAGGCTGTTATTAAGGATGGTTAAAATGAAAATATCAACAGAAACAATTCTTAAAATTCTTGGGAACTTTACGTAAACTATGATGATGAATGGGAGATATCATCTATATGCCATTCACACAAAGAGTATAAAGCTAAAAGAAAATATGAATATCAAAAACAACTTTACCCGATTAAATGGGTAGAATGTAGAAAACCTAATCCAGAATATAAAGGAGTATAAATGGGAAATAGAACATGGGCGTTTGAATTAAAAAGAAATGGATCTGTAGTAAAGGTTATCCAATGTAAAATGCAAAAATCACTTGCTAAATCTCTTACAAGTATGATTGCAAAACCGTTAAATATAGAACATCATGAACGTGAACTTTCAGGCATAATTGGATGTGAGGAAAGAACATCTAACTATCAAATAATGTTTGGTACTGTAGATGCAATTAGGAGTCCAGAAACTTATGATGAGAATTTACATAAATATCTTAATAGTTTTCCAGATGTTTTTACCGAAGAAAATTATAAACCTATAATCGAGTTAAGAGATGAATTTGTTGAAAAACATATATCCATTAAAGATAGTAGAAGAACACAAGATGAAGATAATAAACGCAACACGGAACTTAATGAGATTGCGGTTAAGAGAGAAGCAGAAGCAAAAATCAAAGCAGAAAATAAAAAAACTGAAAATGAAAGATTAATTATAGAGTTCCCATATCTTGAAACAATACATAATACAAAAAAATCTCGTCATGCATTAGCATCTTCAAATATAAAAAGACAACTACAAATGAAATACCCAGGTGCAAAATTTTCTGTAAAATCTGATTCGTTCTCTATGGGAGATTCAGTTCATATAAGCTGGACTGATGGTCCGACTGAAAAAGAAGCATCTGATATTTACGATCCGTATCAATATGGACACTTTAATGGTATGATCGATATGTATGAATACACAGAAGATAATAATTGGACTATTTTTGGAAGTTCTAAATATATATCTGGTAATAGGCATTTAACTAAAGAAGCTTATCTTAAAGCATCTGAAGCAACTGAAATAAAGATTACTTTTGATAAATGGGATGGCATGGATAGAAATATTATGAGTCAAGATCAAATTAGAAGAATTAGAATATGGCTTTGTGATAATTCTCTATATGTTAAACCAAAAGTAGATCCTAAAAGCGAAACTTCCACGACACATAAAGAAGTAGGAGTTAGCAGAAACGAAGAGAAAGGCGGTATTGAAATTAGCTTTAATGGCAAACCTGCAATAAGTATCTTAGATCAATTAAAATCTAATGGTTGGAGATGGAGTAGATTTGGTAAAGTTTGGTGGAAGAAATTTACAGATGCAGATTGGCAATTTGCTAATAACCTTATAGGAGGGTAGATGGATAGACCAATTCCAACAGTAGATTTAAGTAGTAATCCTCATTTACTTGAAACTGTAGAAGCAAAAACTAATGAAGAAGTAGTTTGCTTTTGTAAACTATGTGGAAGATCTTATAAAGAAAGACCTTTCTTATGTAAATGCAGGTCAAATGTATTTTTAATAGACGGTAAGGTAATCGATGGCAAATTCATAAGAGATATTGCAATTGAAAAGTTAAATGGAGGATAGATGCATAAAGTAACAATTACGTTTTATAGTGATAAAAGTCCAAACGAAATTTCAGATACTTTAATTGATTTAGCAAACAGTGATTTAATACAATCAATTACACCCTGCAAAGATAAGAATAACAAAGAGATTAATACAATCAACTATTCTATTGATAAGGAGGGAAAATGACAGAAGAACCTAATAGTTTAAAAATTGTGCAAAGGATTTACGAAGAAGCTGAGATCGAACGAGAGTTTATCCTTACATTAGATAAACTTTACTTTACTGTTACAAATCCAGTAGATGTTATATTTGAAGAGAAATATACAACACAATTTATTGTAGCTGACTATTTATTCGACTCAATGTTCTTAGAAAAGGAACTTACAGCTTACCTTATGGCAAGTGACCCTGAGTTAGCTGAATGGAATAGAAAACATCATCTAAGTTATCTTGAAGATGAGATGAAGTACTTTGTTGTCTATGAAGAAATGTTTAGTGCTGATGATTCTACAATGTTTAGCTGGTTAAAGAAAGCAAAATCTTCTGATGATATTGAAAAATATTATACTGATTGCCACGAAATAGAATACTACAAAGAAGATGGAGATACTTTAGGATATGAAACTAATTGTGGTAATCAATTTGCAATAGAAAGCATACGTGAAATTCCTAAATCACACTTTGATGTGTTAGCTAAATATTTAACAATCGTGTAGGAGGAACAATGACAAGAAAGAAAATATTAGAAAAACATCTTGGCAATATACATATCTCGGATATTACGCTTGAAAAGGTATTATCTGCTATGGCAGAAGTTGAAAATAAACTCAATATCGATTGTGATATGTTAGCGAAGCAGAAAGAATCTTTAGAAACAGCTATACTAATTTTTAAAGATAAATCGAAATATGAAAAACTTCATGAAGATCCTTTTATACAAGACTTAATTGGAATACTTCATCTAATTTATAACCTACAAGATAATAATTGTAAGATGTAATATGAAAAAATACATAGTAGGGTTACTCGTTGGGTTATTAATTGCATTTGCTATTATGATGATGGTAGTTCAAGCAGGACTTTGGAGAGAGTTTACACTATCACAAGAGAATAAATCTCTTCGAGAACAAAAGATTAAAATACAATATAAACTGGATAAAGCTAATAAATATATTAGTACCCTTACATATAATTTTAATTATAACATGACCCTTGCTGATGAAAAAGCTGAAGAGTTTAGAGAAAAAATTAAAAAGCTTAAGGAGATTGAATAATGATATTAAGACCATCTATTTTGCAACATCCCCAAATCCCAAAAGCATTGGCAGGAGTAAATCCAAGAAATATCATTGGACCAATGGATTGGGAAGATGTTAGATATGAAACAATTAATAGGCAAGGTGGCAAATGTTTAGCTTGTGGCTCTGAAAAAACTTTGGAGTGCCACGAGGTATATAGTATTAATTATCTAACAGGAGAGGTTAAATTCATTGAGTTTGTTGCAATTTGTGTTAAGTGTCACCGATTTATACATTCAGGAAAACTTAGAAGTCTTTATCTTACAGGTAGAATTACTGAAAATTTCTATGAAGAAACAATGACTTATGGATTAATTACTTTGGCAAATGCTGGATTAGAGCCTTATGTAATGACACTAATTAGTTGGTTATATCATACTGAAAGTTTATCAGATACAGAAATAGGTAAACGATTATCTTTTGAACAACATAAACAATTAAATAAAATAACAAATAAAAAGATTGCATGGAAAGATTGGTATTTACTATTTAATAATAAAAAATACTACTCTAAATTTAAGAATGAGAAATCATGGCAAAGAAATTATTATAGGAGGAAGTAATGGAATGTATTGATTGCAAACATCATTTTTTAGGCTGTGATTTAACAAGAAAAATACAAAAAGAAACTGGGTTTATTATGACATGCGAAGATGCTTTAAAATATATGAAGGTGCAAGATAAAGTTTGTGAATATTTTATAAAGGAAATAAAAAATGATTGAGATGTTAAGACCATTATCACTAAACACACCATATGTAGGCAATCAGTTACTTGCTATGATAGATACAATGATAAAACCAGAGCAAATATCTGAAGATACGTATATTATTTTAGCAAAACAATGCGAACAGTATTTTACCACGATGCTAATAGATGAGAGGAAAGACATATTTGTGCTAACAAACATAGATAAGAAAATATTTGGGATTGCACCTATACGAAAGCAATTCTATGAAAGTATCATGGCAAGAAATATTTTACACTAACGATAAGCACGCTACTAACAGCGATGTTGCAGTGTTATGTGTAGCTTATAAGGAGGATTTTATGAAAGATAATTATTTTAATACAGCTAATGGTGTAATCACAAAAAAAGAAGAAGAAAAGAAAGACCAGAAAGTCAGAGAACATATTGATAGTGTGTTGCCTGATGAAGAGTGTGTTTGGAAAAATGCAGGTGAATATTGGGCAACGGAATGTGATGGTGCATTCTATCTCGAAACAGGAACACCATCTGATAATAAAATGATATACTGCCCTTATTGCGGTAAAAGACTAAGTTACACATAATGTGCGGAGCTGTAACGATCCGTTAAGCGGACCGTTATAGCTTGTTTAGTGAGGGAATATGATAACTAAAAAAGAATATAGATTAGCAATTGGAATTGTTAAACAGTATGAAAAAGAAAATATTCATACCTTCAATCGAGGTGGCTTTACTATAAAAGATTTGGAGATATTAGATTATTCGATTAGTGTCAAAAAATTAACAGAAGATATATTCTCTGAGAATAACTGCCATGAATTATACAAGATTATAGTTGAGAGAATAGATGGTTGTAACTGGACAAATGTAGATGATGCTGGATACTTATCAATATCATTTAAGAAGCGCTTGATAACAGGTAAACAGATTGATGTAGTACTAAAATCACTAAATGAGCTATAACGTTCAGGTGTGCCATGTAGAACGAAGTGGCACATGGACATAGTGTTATACGAAATGGAGGAATTATGACAAGAAAAAAAAGAACCATTGAAATGTTAAAAGCATTTGAACCAAAGAATGGTTATCACCTTGCATTCAGTGGTGGCAAAGATAGCCAAGTATTGTATCATCTTTGTGAAGAAGCTAATGTAAAATTTACTGCATATTTCTGCCGAACATCAGTTGATCCACCAGAAGTAATTGAATTTATAAAAACAAATTATCCAAATGTAAAAATTTTAAGACCAAAATTAACAATGTATCAAATTATATTGAAACATAAAGGATTACCAAGTAGAAATATAAGATATTGTTGTGGTGAATTAAAGGAATATGCAGGTTCTGGACAATTAGTAATAACGGGTATTAGATCAGAAGAATCTAATGCGAGAGAAAATAGACCAGAAATTGAAATGGATAACCATAAAAATAAAATCAAATTATTATTTCATCCAATAAAAGATTGGTCTGAATTACAAATATGGGATTATCTTGATGGATTAGGGATATCTCCAAATCCACTTTATGATGAAGGATTTGGAAGAATTGGTTGCATTGGTTGCCCGATGGCAACAGCAAAAGCCAAATATATTGAGTTTCAAAAATATCCAAAACATAAAATGGCATACATAAAAACTATTGAAAAACTTATGCAAATGGGAAAATATACTGACTTTGATGATGCAGAAGATGTATTTAATTGGTGGATTTCAGATATTCCAAAAGGTGAGTATATGGGGAATAAAAAACAATTAAAATTGGAGTTTTAAGGGGGAAAGATGAGAGAAGAAACAAAGGTTAATTTACCAAAGGATAATCCATTCTGTAATAATTGTAAAGAAAAGCATTGTTGTGTTTCACTTGACGGCACTTGTGCTATGATAAGAGTTTATTTGAAATATTGCATAAAACAACTAAGCGGAGAAAAACAACTAAGATGTGGAGTTATATTTACTAAAGATTCAAATTATCGTGATTTTGCCTAACTGCCAGTATGCTATGCGAGTGAAGCGTGGCATAGATAGGCTGTTATACGAAAAAACATGGAGGTATTATTGAAACTTAAAACAATAAATGACTTGATAGCATGGCAATTATCAAGTAGAACAGTTACATTAAAACTAATTTATGCAGATCTTTTTAAATCATACAATAAAGATGGAAAACTAATAAAAAATGCAGATATTGTTGCTGGTTTATTATTATCTCAAATTATGTATTGGTTCATGCCAGGAGAAAATGGTAAATCTAAACTAAGAGTTGAAAGGAATGGCAGATTTTGGCTATGCAAATCACGTAAAGAATGGCATAATGAAATTCGTATATCATCACGTCAATATGACAGAGTTGCAAAGATACTCGGACCAAGGACTAAATATAATCCACAAGGGCTAAATATAATAGACATTGAGACGTTCAAATTTGGTGGAACACCAAAGACACATATTGCCATTAATTTTGATGTATTGATGAATTTATTAAATATTGAATTATCTAAATACTCTACTCATACAAACACTTTTATAACTAAGAAATCTAAGATTCCAAATGTAGAGGTTAAAGATAAAGATGCGGTATGGGTTGAAAGTTATTTGGCAAAACAATCAGAAAAATACAGAGAAACATGGCAATATTTTCTTGACCATAGGCGTAGTCTTAAAAGTCCAATGACTAAACATGCTAAATATCTAATGTTATTTAAACTCGATAAAGTATTCCCTTGTAATTCAGAAGAGCATATCACAAGATTTAACAACTCAATTACTAATGGATGGAAAGGCGTACTGTTTGCGAATGAACTTAAAAAATTAAATGATCGATTAGGAGAGGGATTTTAAAATGATTGAAGATAAACTATTAGTAAAGAATCTATTCACAATAATAACAGCGTATAGAGAACAGATATTACGTCTTTGTTCTGAAACTGGATGTTATTTACTAAATGATTTTCAAGCAGGATGTAATGAATGTCCATTGAAAGATGATAAGGATTTTGATAAGGCTATTGAACTTATTAAAGCATCGTGGGATGGAAAGAATAAGATAGACTATGCTGTATATTGGAGTCTGTTATCTGAAAAAGAAAGGAAGAGAATATTAAAAGCTAATTCGCTTGAAGAACGGTTAAGTGTATTTGACTTTAAATATCTTCCACAAACCGCAAGAGAAATGCTTAATAAATTGGAGGAATAATGAAAGAGAAACCAATTGACATTGATAAACTCGGTGAGAAAATGCGTGAACGTGACCGTAATGAAATTCCAGTAAAACCAAACGGATATCGTGGAGCTGGTGAACATAAATACGAAGGAGATTAAGGAGATTTAATGGATAAAATATTACCTAAAGAAACTGCGAGTATTTGGAAAAAAGCTGCTGAAACCCTGCCTAAAGATGAATGGATATGTGACATCTGCCACGAAGTAAATACAAACTGGATGCCTAATATGTCATTAATATTAAGGGAAAGTAAAATAGAATTCCATCGTGGAATGTGTGAAAATTGTAGGAGGTTAAAAGATGAAAAAATAATTAAAGAAGAAAATGCCATGAAGCTGGAAGATAAAAAAAGAAAAATCCAAAAGCTTTTAGCATCGTCACAAATACCACCGAAAGTTGCTGACTCTACATTTGATAAACTTGAAATAAGAAAAGGTGCAGAGAAAACATTTAAAACAATGAAGCGTTTAGAAAATGCTGATAGGTGGATTTATGTTTCAGGAACAAACAATACAGGAAAGACTTTATTAATTGGAGCGACAATAAATGATCTGTCCAGTAAAAATATTCCGTGTTATTATTTCAATGAGAGATCTCTATTCCGTAGATTCAAAGATGCTATGGATACTAAGAACAACGAATCTTCATATTCGATAATGAGAGAACTCAAATCTGCAGAGATAATATTTTGGGATGACTTCTCAATCTTTGCTTACTCTCCATGGGAAGCAGGCATGGCATACGATCTATTAGAATTCTTTGATACTTACTATAAGAAAATTGTATTCTTCTCTAACTTTAACCTTGAAGATACATTAAAAGAAAATGCTAATAATGTAGAAACTAGAATAGGTAAACGACCATTAGCTCGGATGCAAAAAAATAAAACTCATTATATTCACATGGATAATGAACCATTTAAGTAAAATAAATTGACAATATAATTTGTAATACAAAAATTGACATAGTAATATACTATAAACAGGAGGGTTTATGGAAGTAAAAACATTCAAAGATATTTGGAAAAAATTAATTGATATTGATGTAACTCCATTCACTAAGAAAAAAAAATCTGATGGTAAGGAGTATGGATATATTCCGTGGGCTGTTGCATGGGGAGAGTTAGTAAAAATATATCCTGATTCTACTTATAAAGTCCATGTTGATACTGATGGATTCCCATGTTTCTATAAAGATGGCATCGGGGCATTTTGTAGAACATCAGTAACAATTGAAGGATATACTCGTACAATGGACTTACCAGTTCTTAATTTTGCAAATAAGGCTATGAAAATTGAATCTTATTCTTATACTGTTAATAAATATGTTGATGGTAGAAAGCAAGGTACTATTGATAAAAACGTTGGAGCTATTAATTCCTTTGATGTCAACACGACTAAATGGCGTTGCCTAGTTAAAAATCTAGCTATGTTTGGATTTGGCATTAAGCTATTTGCTAATTCTGATTGGGAAACTCAAACAGATGATGACGGAGTTGCACCTTGGGCTGATGAAAGATTAAAAAAGATTGGTGGAAAAGGTAAACATGCAGAAAAAACATGGGCTGAGGTTGCAGTTAGTCAGATATATTGGTATATTGATCCTGCTAATTCTAAATATACAAGACGACTTGCTCCATTAGCACAAAGAGAACTAGACTTCCGTTCTAATATGGCTGATGATAATGCAGATGTTCTTAAAGATAAAACAGACCCATTACACAATATGAGGCTTGATATTCAGGCAAAGGCTGATGATATTCTAAAGGAAAGATACAAACAAACTATCCAATATGATTTCTATACAGATGCAATTGCCAAAGCAAAAACAAACGAAGATCTAATTATTATATCTGCTAGAATTGATACAATAGATATTCTTGTAACTGTATTTAATAATGACGAGATAGATGCTGAAGAATTTAAAATCTACCTATTGAAAATATCTACTTCTGCAAATGGAGAACTTCAAAATTTAAGTATTAAGCTAAAAACATTATCCCCAGAAGCATCTAAGAATAGAGATTTACTAGAGCATTATTGGAATGAAATAACGACTCTATTTAAAGAGCTTGGCTATGAACACAATGCTAGCTTATCTATTAATTCAATGAAGAAAAATCTAGGTAGTGAAGACATGTATTCAATACTTGATGTCAAGAAACTAGAGAAATATGAAGAACATTTAAGAAAGAAACTTAAAGATATAAATAAAACAACAAAGGATAAACACCTTAATAATAAAGTGGAAACACTAGAACCAGAGAATAATGGCAACAAAGTTGTTATTGGAGAATAACGAGAAGCACACCACGTTCTGTGGGTGCAGTGTTATGCACAGTTCTTACAAAAAAAAATAAGGAGAAAAAGATGGAAAAGCCAAAAAAATTAGAAGACAAACATTTGATGTTTTTAGATGTTCTCAGGGAATCAGGAGTTACAAATATGTTTGGTGGTGGAAGTTATTTAAGAGAAGAATATCCAGACTTATCAAAACAGGAATCATATCAGATATTATCATATTGGATGGAAACATTTGAAGAAAGACATTATGTATAACGTGGGAGTAATGCCACCAAGCACCCCTTCTTGCTGTTCTAACTGTGGATTACTTTGTTATACGTTGTTATTTATAGGGTTATGAAATGTTAATTCTAGAAAAAGTAGTATGTTTTTCTAGAAAAAAGGAGAAGAAATGAAAACAGAGTTTGTTAAAAAAGTGAAGTTTTATTGTGATAAATTTAGCATTGATTATCCAGACTTTACAGATTATGAATCTATTAAAAAAGTAGCAGATAAAATAAATAACAAACACAATGATGAACAATGTAAAAAAGAAATGGCAAGAATTTATGGTAAATAATAGCGAATAACGGCTGTATGCGGTGCATGGCATATAGCCGTTATATTTCGTGTTTGTCAGAATGAAATGATAAAAATAAAACAAAGGAGAAAAAGATGAAGGCTTTACAAGGAATGTTGACTGGGTGGAGTATTTATAACATAATAATACTTTTAATATGCATAGCCAATATAATAATACAAATCAGGATAGGAATCATTGAAGAAAACTGGAACATTTCTGCAATATGTGGGTGGACTGGTGCTACAATAGCTTATATACAATTGATTTGGTTCACTAATTTTTTATAAATATGCGACATAACTGCCAGTATGCTATGCAAGTGAAGCGTGGCATAGATAGGCTGTTATGCAAAGATAAATCAAAATTACTAGGAGGTAATTAAAATGGCAAGACCAGGAACAGCAACATGGACATCAATATTAAATTATTGGTTGTTGGATAAAGATGGCAATCTGGATAAAGGGCATACGCTTATGAATCCTGATGCGACTGACCCTAAGAAGAAATTGTATTGGGAAAACAAGGCAGCTGCTGAACAGGGACTAAAAGATTTGCAACTTGATTGTGAGTTTGAGTATGTAGTATTCGGACAATTCTATAATACCGTATTCAAAATGAAACCATCAGCACAAACCAGAATCAAGTATGAAATTACAGAGATAGACCCTGATGCAGAAGATAAAATCATCAAAGAAGAAAAATCTGAATCTATTATTAAGAATACATCTGATAACGTTATTAAAGAAAATTTGGAAAACATTATTGCTAAGGACATTGAAGAAGAAGTAATAGAAGAAGAAAATGAAAAACATGGTAGTGGAACACTTCCTACATTGGGCAATGACTAATTAATTAAGTGGCAGAAATTATTTAGTTTCTGCCACACATTTTTACAAATGGAGGAAAAGTTGGCAAGAACACAAGAGCAAATAATCGGTGGTGCGATGATACATCATTGTATTGCCATACAAAAAGGTGAAGATTCAGTAGACCATTTAAAGCGTTTAAAGGCAAGGATAATTGAGCTTGACTTTCTTATATTAGGATCAACTGCAGAAGATAAGAAGAAGCATATGACTGTTCGTGAAGCAGTTGAAATTGTATATGAGAAATTGCCATTCGGAGAATTTTCTGGAACTGTATTATCTGAGAAAGTTAGATTTCTTACAGGGAGATCTCATATGCATAATGATAGTGCATTGCGTAAACTTAGAAGTATGCGCTCAGAAGGTATAATCAATTGCCCAAACATAGGCTCACCTAAGTTGTCTATCTATGAAAAATTACATGTATATAATTGTAATATTGTAACGATAGATGTAGCTGATTCAACATCTCATCGAATTGCTTAATTGGAGGTGTAATGAGTAATGAAAAAAAGAAAGGATGTTATTCCATTGACGATCAAAAAATAGCACATCAAAAACTAATTGATTTTTTTGGAACAGATAACGGTGGGTTTGTAATAATCTACAATGGAGATAAACAGGAAATATTCGATACTTTTAATAATATTCATAAGGATTGTTTGGAAAATGTTTTTAAGAAGATAATTAACGAAGCAGATAATTCCAATCTTTTTATGAATGAAATTGAAAAAGTACTTTCTACTATAAAGAAACGCAGAAAACAATTAAGTATTTTCAATAAAAGAAATAAAATATCTAAAGATGAACTTAATAAAATGACTGATAATCAAAAACAATTATGGAGACGTAATCTATTCATTGATGGATGTATATTTAATGCTGATCCAGAAGACTATATAAATGAATTGGAGGTAGAATGAAAAGAAAACTGAATGAACTATTTGGTAAAGGTAAAAAGACTTACAATAAAGTACGTAAAACTTTCCCAAAACCAGATGACTTAATTAAAGGAGATGTTATAAAACTATTACACATAACAAGGTTTTGTAATATAGATGGAGACTGTTCTTTAATTAGAAAGCTTTTAGTAGATGAGATTGTTACATATCGTGGCAGAGCTAAAAACAAATTATGGAGTAATAATAATATTTGGATTAAGCTTGAAACTGCTGATGGAATATTGGGTATAGTAAGTCCAGTAATGATGATAAATAACTTTGAATATGAGGAGGAAGAATAGATGGAATATAAAGCAGCAGAATTAACACTAGTAAATTTCAAAGGTTCAACAAAGCTAAAGATTAAATTCAATGGCAATGTAACTTTTTTAATAGGAGTGAATGGATCTGGAAAAACAATGATTGGTACGGCATTCCAATATTTGTTTGAGGGTAAAACATTCTTTAATAACAAATACCGTAGAAGAATGATTACTGATGGGGAAGATAAACTCAAGGTTATTGGTGAGTTTACAAATGAAGAAACTGGTAAATCATTTAAAATTACAAGGACTTTAACCTCGAATGATAGTCCTAATCTTAAAGTTGAGTGTGATGATAATGACTCTCTTGACATGAAAGAGATTCTCTCTATGATTAATATGCTTTATCTTAGACCGTTTGAGATAGTTAAAATGACACCGCAAGAACAGGCAAAACTTGTTGGAGTTGATACAACGGATTATGATAAGAAGATTAAAGAAAAGAAATCTAATTTAACCGTGCCACGATCTGATTTAAAAAGAGTAAAAGAGCAACTAAAAGCATTCTTGCATATACCAGAAAAGGTAGTTGCTGTAAATCTTAAAGATCTTTACGAGGAACGTGAAAATATTAAGCTGTTTAATGAAGAGCAACTTAATAGGAATAGTGAAATTACATCACAAACATTCAGAGTACAAGAGCAAGAACGTAAAATTAAAAAACTCGAAGAAGAATTACAGTTTGAAAAAAATGCTCTTGCAACAAAGAATGGAATTCTTGAATCATTAGTTAAACCAGAGCCTACACAATCTCTTGATAATGTTAATTCAAGAATAGATAGTGCTGATAATACAAACCTTAATGCTAGAACATTTGATAAATATGTTAGCCTTAAATCAGAACTTGCAATTGAAGAAACTACATTTGCTACTAAAGAGCAAGAAGTTAAAGATGCTGAACAGAACAAGATTGATTACATTAAATCAACTAAGGTAGATTCTAGTGTTACATTCGATGAAAACGGAGGATTAAGGTTAACAGCATTTGGTCACACCGAAGCATATCTAAACGAAGCATTCTTTTCAACAGGGCAGATACTTAAACTTTCAATCCAATTCTGTCTAATCAAAATGCTTAAAGATCGTGCTAATAATCTTCCAACAATACCTGTAATATTTGTAGATAATGCAGAGGGATTAGATAAGAAAAACCTAGAGTATATTGATAAGATTAGTAAAGAGTACAACATTCAATTTATACTTGGCTATCAAGATGATAAGCCACAAGATGGGAAAAATTGTATAATGCTCAGTGAACAATCAATTACAAAAATAACAAAGGAGGGAAAGTGATTAATTTGGTTAAGCAGTACAACCTAACAAGCATTCAAAAACATCTTATTAACTGCGTGAAGAAAGAGGACAAACGTAAACGCATTATGGCACAATTAAAAGCCATTATGAAAAAGGAAGACATCTATCTTGGACATGATGGAGTAAAAGAAGTACGAGTTGTTATAGGTAGACATCTTGCGTATTCCAGATGTTGCCCGACAGATATCTTTGATGTAAGTCGTGGAGTTGCTATGTGTATTTGTGAAATTCTTAATGAGAAAACTGAAAAAAGAATTAAGATCAGTAATGTATATACTAATTTATCCCAAATGCCATATTTTAGTAAATTCCCATCATCAGTATCGGGAGATTTTATCCTTAATAAAAAATATAATAAGTATCAGGAGGAATAATGGCAGATAAAAAAGTAGAAAGAGGCGGATTTTATGTTGTATTCAATGCAGAAACAGGACCAGATATTGCCACAGCACGAATTGCAGATGCGGCAGACCCAAAGAAAGTACCTTTCGTTCCAGCATTGAAAACTTTCGAGCAATACTATGCGGAGCTAAAAGAGAAAGAGTACGTAAAAATTGCCAAGTTCAAGGGCGAAGATACACAGGAAAGAAAGAAAGCAGAGTTCAAAGCATTAGATCATAAAACTGGATATCAAACATTACTTGATGATTATAACAAGAAACTCCAAATGCTTGCAGTTCATCCACCATTTGCGTATATTAAAATTGCCACGATGGTTATAAACTCTGATGATAAACGTGAAGTTAAAATTTGGAAGAACGAAAATAATGATCCAGTTATTGAAGCTAAAATTATTAGGGAAGTCGTTGAGATTTTATATTCAACTAATCATGGTAATGATAGCTTTAATTCTCATGCAACAGTTACGTTTAATGGAAAGAGGTTTGATATTCCATTACTTTCTGAACGTGGACAGATTCGTGGCGTTAGAAATATCCCATACGATTTCCTTGAACGATTAATGAGTAGAGGAAGTAGGGAAAATCATCACGATATGATTGAGAATAGACCTTACCAAAATACTGTTGTTAATAAACTATCTCTTACACGGAACTTAGCAATTAGATTTGGAATTGATTGTGCCAAGGTGCAAATTGATTATGCAAAATGTTCAATCGAAGAGTTAAAATATTACTCTCTTGATCAAGTATTAAAGCTGGAATATTGGTATCGCTTCCACCATGGATTAGAAATACCAACAGTAAAGGAATTCTTAGCTACATTACCAAATCAAAATAAAGCTGAACCAAAAGAAATTCCAAATATTGAACCAAGAAAGTTACCAGAACTATAATGATTATATTCTCATGATACGAGAAAATACATAGGTCGGGTGGAAGGAACGAAAGTGACCGATAGAAAGCTCGACCTTATTTAACGGAGGAAGTATGAAAAAAACATTACATTTAATTGTTCATAAGAGATGGTTTGATTTAATTAAATCAGGAGAAAAAACAGAAGAGTATCGTGAGATTACTAAATATTGGAGAAAAAGATTATGTGATAAAGAAAATAAAATGAAACACTTTGATACTATTACATTTTCCAATGGATATTCTAAGAATAGACCGCAATTTGAAATAGAGTTATTGGGTGCTTATGCAGGAGAAGGTTCTGAAAGTTGGGGAGCTATACTTGGTAAAACCTATTATGTATTTGAATTAGGTAAAATTATAAAGGAGAAATGATGCAGATTTTTGAACATGATAATAGAAAGTATTTATCTATCAGGGGACATCACTTCCATATACTAAATGGCTTTGGTAGTGGAGATTTTATACAATGCACTACAATGTCATCAAGTGGCATAATTAAAGATTATCTCCCTCAAGGATATGAGTTATCCAAGAGCAGGTATAACGGACAGATGATATTTACTATCTATAAGAAGAACTTATTTAATTATAAATCTAAATCTAAATCATTGGGTACTTTATTATTCATAGCATTATCAGAAGATGGTGCGAAGTATTTATTCTATAGATGGCTACTAAATGAGCAAATTGGCATGGATGATACACCTGAAAATATTGCAATAGTTAAAGAAGTTTTTGCAGATGAGCGTAGACAACTTGAACGATTTGTAGATACAGTTAAAAATCAAAACATGAAAGCTGTTTCTATAAATATGAATGATTATGGTATAACATATGCAATTAAAACTATTATTAAAAAAATTGGGATGATTGCATAATCTGAAAGGTATACGGCGTGATCGGAACGATCAAAGCTAAACACCTAATAAACCTAACGCTGACACCTATGTTATGCGTTGTAAAAAGTCCTGAATGGGCGAGGAGAACAAATGAGAGTAATCTACAGGAATCATCCAGATGAAGAAAAGTTTGAACAACTAATCAGAAAAACCTATGGAGATGGTCGTCTCATCGATCATATAGAGTTAACGAATTGTGAAATATACAATATTGGATCACATAAGTTTAGGAGACGTAAAATTTCTAATGGGATTTATTCTACTGTATATCAAGGAATCCCAATAAAGATTGTTGGAGAACATGCTAATAATAAATGTAAAGAAATTGAACAATTAATGATATTGTCTAACAGAATTGTGCAGGATCATAAAGATAAAAAATCTTTAGATTATTCAAGGTCACTAAACAGAATAATCAAAAGTTTGAGGAACATATTCTAAGCTCATTTAGGGCTTTTATTACACATAACTGCTGGTATGCCATAATATTTCGTGGATTAGCTGTTATACGAATATAACTAAATAAAGAGAGGATACAAGTGGGTGAAACTGAAATGAAAAACATAGAGATTATTGATGAGAATATTTCGACTAAGCATTTAAATTGGTTCGATATTAGTAAATCTCTTGATGGAGAATATTTTACGCAAAAAGAAGTAGCACAGGCTATCTTTGAAGTGTTTGAACCTAACTTAAAGAAAGAGCATTTGATTTTTGACCCTTGTGCTGGAAATGGTAGATTACTTGTACCATTTAAAAAAGCAGGCTCCCAAGTATTAGGAATTGAGTTCAAAGAGAATTTAGCCAATAGTTTGAAGCATAACATTGGTAAAGATAATTGCAGGATAGGTGATATAAGAGATTACTTTAAACAAATGATTAAGGTAATTTCATATTATGGTGCAATAGATATTGCAGTTTGCAATCCACCTTACGGATTGAAGTGGGATATTGAAGATATGCATAGGCTTACTTCTTCTAACAACGGAGAGTTAGTTGAAAGCCAGCTTGCAGTATTGGAGATGTTAAAGAATGTTCTAAAGCCAAATGGCATGATGGTATTAATTATTCCAACTTCAACATGGAGTAATAAAAAAGATATTAAACTTATAAATATGATGTTTGAGAACTTTGAACTATACGAAATAGTAACATTACAAAAAGGATTTAAAAAAGAATACAATCTTAATCTACTAACTGATATAGTATTCATGCGTAAGAAAATTGGTTATCAAGATAATTGCAGATACAGACAAACCTATCCAGAGATAAGTAAACACGTACTATCTATTGATAATATAAGTGAGCTTAAAAATATAGTAAGAATGGATTTGCACAATCCTTATTATGAAAGTATATCATATCTTAAAAGTGAATTAGCAAAGATACCAAAGTTGGACACACTTACTCCATTTCAAGAATCAAACTACAAATTAGATATAGGGATGAAGGGAGTAACTGGAAATGAATGTATATTATCTTTATTGGATTTCTATGATAAGACTAATTTAGACCATTATAATCCTGTCATGGGTAAACCAACAAGCATTAAAGAATGTTACTTCTCTCTTCCGTCTCTAATAAAAATTGGTGTTGAACCAGTACAACAATTATGCAGAGAAATTGACATTGATATTAATTTTACTGAAGAGAATAAAAAGAAATTTGCAAAATTAAAAGAGAAATGGGACTTTGAATCTACTCCAATATATAAACCAAAAGCACATGAGCTACTTGCTTATTATGATCTTGCTAAATATCCTGCGAAAGATACGCTTATTATAAATGGAAAGGTTATATATAATAAAGGTTCTGAATATCTAATCAAACCAACATGGGTTAGAAATAATCATATCACTGAAGAAACTGAACTAACTGATGATAAAGGCAAGAAAACAGGTGAGGTTGAAACAAAATCACTTGAAAGTGGTTATTTGACTCTTGAAGTAAAATCAGAGATAGAACTAAGGGTTTACGCTGCTAACGAAGAAGAAAAGATACAAGAGTTTCTATCTGTATTTGATTTACCTGATATTAAAGGGATTGCTGAACTTTATCCTGAACGTGTTAAGAATTGGGCTAATGTTATTGCTAAAAACCATGATCACTTATTTGACTATCAAGCAGAAGATATTTCAAGGGCATTGTGTAAAAGAAACTTGTTCATTGGATGGGATATGGGCGTTGGAAAAACGATCGGGGCATTTGCATATGCTGAAGCTAGAAAATATCAACGTGTTTTAGTTATTGTTGAAGGTGCATTAGTACAGAATTGGTTGAATAAAGGCAACGAGTTTGGTATTAAAATATCAGCAATAAGAAGCCATTCAGATATTTGGAAACTAAAATGGAGGATTAAAAATAAAGATTTTCCACGACACTCAACTGAATTCTTTGTAGTCGGTCAAGAATTCCTATCATTAGATGGTGGCAAAATATACAATGAATGGACTTGCCAACGAAGAAACAAAGATGGAGTATTAATTCATAGTGAAACATGCACAAAAGGTAAGTGTTCAGAGGGTCACAAATACGAAGTCCAACATAAAACTTGTCCTATGTGTGGTGCTGAATATTCAGAGGGATGGACAGGAAGATATTGCAATGCGGTTTCAGATAATGGTAAGCGTTGTGGATATAGACCATATAGTTATGGGCTAACTGCTAATGGTAGAGGTATGAACCAATTCCCTGCATATAAACACATGAAAAAGCTATTCTCTTGTGTGATAACTGATGAAAGCCAAAACTATGCTAACAGATCTCTTCGTGGAGAGGCAACTAGAACATTCAAGTCTAAAAGTAAGGTAATGTTAACTGGAACTATTATGAAAAATTATGTTAACGATGTATTCTTAAACTTTGGATGGTTACTCGGTTATCAAAATCCTATTTACTATTATAAGCGTGGAGATGTAAAAAGATTCTTAGATGAGTTCGGGTCCTACGAGCTTATATCTAAATCATATTTGAATGAGATGTCAAGAGCTAAGTATAGAAGTAGGCAAGGTGGCAGAAAGAAATTACTTCCTGCTGTCTCTAACTTAAATCGATTCTGGAAAATGACATCACCATTTACTATCAGACGTAAATCAAATATAGTTAGTGAATTGAAAGATATACAAAGAGAAAGAATTTATCATAACTTAGATATGGAAGGCAAGCATTATAATATGTATGTTGACTATGAAGAGTGGGCTAAAAAAATAATTGATCGTGAACTTAGAAAAGAAGATCAGGAAATAAATCTTGGCGTGATAAGTGGTTGTCTTTGGAAATTGCGTAATGTTGCCACTTGCCCTATCAATCCTAACTTATTAAGTGATAGTTCAACTGCTCCTAACTATCTATTAGAAGAACCTTCGTGGAATAAAATAGATAAGATGATGGAACTTGTTAAGGATGCAAGATCGAAAGGCGATAAGGTAATTGTGGTAAGTGGGATAGTCTTCATGCAAAACTACATATATAATTACCTTGTAAGTAATGGATATAAAGTTAAGTTTATAAATGCAAAAGTTAAAACAATAAAAAGGACTGAACATATAAAAGATTTTGAGGATAACTATGAGATATTAGTTTCAGGAAACAACATCGTGAATAGAGGGTTTGATATTATCGGAGCAAATCATATAATCTTCTTCGATCACGAATACACACCAGAAATTACAGACCAAATGGAAAAACGATTGATACGAATAGGGCAACTTAAAAAAGCTCATTGGCATTATTTAATATCTAATCAAACTATTGATGAACAAATGAAAGAAACGTGTACTATGAAACGTGATGCGATTGAGAGTGCTATTGATAAGCGAAACAAACATGCTGGCATTGAAGAGATGATGAAACAGGCAGACTTTAGAAATCCTGAAATGAAAATTGCTAGGGACATTCATAAAAAGACTATATTGAAGAGAAAAGTATTAGTTCAGAAAGAGGTTATTACTCCAGTTGAAAAAGAAACAGCCACGATACTAGACTTTAATGATATTGTTATTAGTGAAAATATCGTAGCAAAAGTTGAAAAAGTAGTTGCCAAGAAACCTAAGATAAAAGAACAATACCAAATAGAATTTGATTTTGGATTTGGAGATTAAATGAAAGAATACTACACAAACGATAATGGACAGCTTTATTTCGGAGATGTTTTAAATAACTTAAAGGAGTTAAAAGACGGTACGGTGAATTGTGTTATTACAAGTCCACCGTACTGGTAAGGCAACTTCGTGATTATGGTTTCCCGGACCAATGGGGATTAGAGCCGACTTATCAGGAATATCTTGAACATTTATGGCAGATGATGGATGAAATCTGGCGTGTGCTGAGAGATGATGGAACTTGCTGGATAAACTTGGGAGATAGTTATTCAACACAAAGTGGGCAAACAAGAGGAACGATGTATGGCGAAGCAAGTGATAAAAATGTTATGGCTGGTAAAAATTTAATTAAAGGAAAACTGCCAAGTAAATGCCTTTTACTTATTCCACACCGCTTTGCAATAGGTTGTATAGATCGTGGTTGGATAATGCGGAATGATATAATCTGGGCTAAAAGAAATGGAATGCCTGAATCTTGCAGAGATAGATTTTCCAAGAAGCACGAATACTTTTTCTTTATGGTAAAACAGCAGAAGTATTACTTTGATTTGGATGGCGTGAGAGATAAAACAACTACAGTAGAAAAAAGAGCAGAAAGAATAATTTATAATAGTTCTAAAGAAGATATAACAAATAAAACAAACACATTTATTCCACCAAATCCAAACGGCAAGAATCCCGGTGATGTTTCAGACTTCTGGGATATTCCAACTAAACCTTCATCAAAGAAACATTATGCAACTTATAACTTTGATTTGATTGATAAGTGTATTATTGCAGGATGTCCTGAAGGTGGAACAATACTTGACCCGTTCAATGGAACTGGAACTACTACACTAAGAGCAGACCAGCTTAACCGTAAATGGATTGGAATTGATGGAAGCGAAGAATATTCCAAGATTGCAAAGAAATCTATGGAAAATGAATTTAACCAAATTAAATTGGAGTTTTGAAAAACTCAAGCGATTGAGTTACCAGTAGCAGGGTAAGTTTTGACCCCCATCTGTCTTATTCTGCTACGAATTTAAGGGAGGTAATATGGCAACGAGAAGAGAAATGATTAATAGTATATTAGATG